AACGGTTCTGGCTCATCAAACCAGCCTTTGGGATTGTTGGGTACGTCTGGAATTAACAGCGTAGCAATGGGAACCAACGGCGCCGTGCCTTCATTGGCTAAGGTGTTGGAATTGGTTGCAGCTGTTGAGAACGCCAACGCAGGCATGAACGGTAAATTCTTGATCAACCCTAAATTGGTTGCCAAATTGAAGCAAACCGAAATCAGCAGCGGAAGCGGGGCAATGATTATGTCATACATGGCATATTTCAACGGATTGGCCGACCAAATCGACGGCAAACCAGTATTCTCAACCACTAACTGCCCTAGCAACTTGACTAAGGGTACCAGCTCAGGCGTATGTTCAGCAATGATCTACGGAGATTGGAACAACTTGGTAGTTGGGCAGTTTGGCGGTGTTGAGTTGGTTGTTGACCCATTGTCTCAGGCAATCGGAAACAAAACCCGTGTAGTAGTAAACCAGCACGTAGGTATCGCAGTGGAACAGCCTGCCGCCTTCGGTGCAATCGTCGATTTGCTTACAGCCTAATCGATAGGGCGGTGTGGCTTAGCGGCCTATCCGCCCGCCAATATGGCCAAAAAAACAATTGAACAGCCCGAAAAGGCGACGGTTGTAAGTGTAAGATTTACATTTTCACCGATTGGTGCGTACGGATTAAGTTATTTCATCGGAGAGGTTGCCGAAATTGACGCATTGTTAGCGTCTGAAATCGTTGCAAATGGACACGCGGAATACCTAACCGAACAACCTGAAGTAACCGAGGAGCAGACCAGCACCGAGGAGCAACCCGAAGTAACCGAGTAAACATGTACATCGCACGCGAACTAATATCGAAAGACCACGCCGATACGGCATACATAACCTTGGCGGAAGCTAAGCAGCATTTGCGCGTAACTAGCAGCGCAGACGATGCCTACATTACGGGGTTAATTTCGATGGCATTGGACGCGTGCGATGCCTACGTGGGTTATTCGGTCCGTAAGTCAACGGTAAAATATGCGTTTGACGGGTTCACCGGGCCAGTGGTTACGGTGGACACGTTAAACCCATTCGGCTATATTGAGGGCAACATGTTGCGTATTTATTCGCGCGTGTTGTCGATTACCAATATAAAATACATCAACCAAAACAACGCGGTCGAAACGGCAACGGGTTGGATTGACGCCCCCGTTACATTTGGGCAGTTTGGGCGGTCTGTATTTTTTGAAACTTTGCCGGATAATTTGACCGACGACGACGTGCGTTTAATTGTCGAAATAAAGGAAGGTTTTGAACTTGCTAGTGCAACAGGGGTTAGCGAATCGGCGAAATTCCCGCATTCGATTAAATATGCCGCATTGCTGTTAATCGGGCAATATTATGACAACCGTCAATCGGTGGTAATTGGCGCGAGTGTGAACAAATTGGACTACAACCACGAGTATCTGTTGGATAAGTACAGGGTCGTTAATTTCGGATAAGATGAACGCGGGATTGATGGACGAATTAGTAACGGTGCAGCAGTTCAGCACAACGACGGATTCAAACACCGGCGCGAAGCTTCAATCATGGAGCACCTATACAACCATGTGGGCACGTGTTCAGGAATCTGAAAGTGGCTCGGAGTCTGTTGATTCAGACCGACGAGAAGCCAAACAAACAGTGACGTTTACCGTGCGTTATGACGCAGGGATAAATCCGAAAATGCGCATCGTCTGGGAGGGTAGAAATTACAACATTGAGAACATCGCTGATTTGTCGCGTCGTATGTATTTGGTACTTCAAACGGAACTTGTGCAATAATGGCCAGTAAAAATTCATACATGCAAAAAAACAAGGTCGTTATTGACGGCCTTAAAAATATAGATGTGGCCGACCCTATTATGGGGCAATTTATTGAGCAGGCGGGAAAGGTTTTCATAGCCTTGGCCAAATCAAAAATTAAGGTGAAAACGGGGAATTTGCGAAATTCTATCGGATTTATTCAAAGAGATAAATCGGGGTACGGCAAGCCGTTTCGATTGATTGGTGCCAGGGTTTATGGCGAGTTCAAAGGGTACCACGCCCACCTAATCGAAGAAGGCACAACGGATCGTTCAAAAGAGCGCAAAAAGAACGTGACGGCCAACGGTACCAAATACGCACCAAACGTAGGGCCGGCAAAACCTTTCATGCGTCCAGCGTTTGAGCAAGGAAAAACAATTTACACGCAAATACTGACAAAATTAACAACCGATTACATAGCTAACAAGGCTAGGAAAGCGGGACTAAAAACGAAATAAAATAAAAAAATATAAACATGGCAAGCACAGGAATTACCAACGGAACGCTGATCGCAATTTACAAGGATGTGAGCGGCACTTTGACCAAAATCGCAAACGCGACGTCGAACGATTTCTCCATTTCTAAGGACATGATTGACTCAACCAACAAGGACTCAGCAGGATGGAAAGAGTTTATTGTCGGCGAGGGCGGTTACACCATGTCAGTTGAGGGTATGTTTGAGGAGGACGGCAGCGTAGGCGCATCAATCAGTTGGAAAGAAATTATTACCGATTTGATTGCGGGCACATCCGTTACAATCGTAATGACCTCAAACGTGAGCGGCGATTTGAAATTGAGCGGCGCAGCGTTTTTCAGCGAATTGAATTTGACGGCCCCACAGAACGACGTGGCGACATTCACCGCCTCGATTCAGGGAACAGGCGCGTTGACCGTTTCAACAATTACTCCTTAATTTTAATTTGTTGCGTATCTTCGCAACATGAACCACATCGAAATCGGGGGTGTTCAGCACCCCCTTTTGTTTAACATGCTCGCCATCGAAAACGTAATGGACGAAATCAACATCCAAAATTTTGAGGAATTAGGCCTCCACATTACTAGCGCTACCGTTTCAAAATCCTTGAAATTTAGTCGCGTTTGCGCATTCCATGGCATTAAGGCAGGATACCGCAAAAAGGGCGAAAAATTCCCATTTGGGGATATTGACGATTTGGCGGACGCTATCGAATCCTATTTTGAAGTCGAGCCCGCGTTACTCGGATTTACCGCAGCGGTAGAGGAGTTTTTCAAACAAAGAAAAACACAAGGCGCGTCACAGGGAAAATAAAAGGCGGGCAATCGGACCCGCTCAGTTTTGACCGCCTTAAAGAGATAGCATTCGGGGAAATGCTGATGAGCGAAAACGATTTTAATGAATGCACGCCGAAATATTTTCGGCTTCGTTTGTTTGGCATGCGTGAAGCGCAGGAACAACAATACCGAAACCAATGGGAGCAAACACGGTGGGCAGTTGCAACCTCAATATCCCCGCACATAAAAAAGCCAATCGCCCCGAACAAATTAATGAAATTCCCATGGGAGGAATCGAACCACGCGGATATTGTTGCGACGGTTTCTAAATACTCGGATATATTTGCGAAGCTCACCCCACCCGCAGAAGCATGAAAGCAATAAACGCCGTATACAACGTATTATCCAACAATTCGGCATTGACGGCGGTTGTGGGCTCGAATATCAACCCATTACGAATCACCCAAGGCGTAGCGTATCCGGCGGTTACGATTCGAGTTTCAACAGTTACCCCGCACCCGTCAAAATCGGGTCATTCAAAAACGGATTGGGCGACGGTGGAGGTTGCTAGTTACGCATCAACATACCCACAAGCGGTGCAGGTTGCCGATTTGGTGCGGCAAGCCATGGAAGTCGCAACCCCTGGAACGTTTAACGGTGTTTATACATGGGAGATTGTCTATAACGGGGAGAGCCATTTATCGGACGACAACACCGAGGAATACGGAGTTTATCAAATTATTCAGGATTATACAATTAGCTATAATCGCGAATCAATTGTTGGAGGCTTATTCTTGTTGTTGGAAAGCGGTGATTTTATGTTGTTAGAAAGTGGTGATAAAATAATTTTATAAAAAATGTCTTTAAGCTCGATAAATATTGTATTAGGTGCGATCACAGAGGCGTATAACGCTAGCGTGAACAAAGCGGCCGAAACCATGGATCGCGTGTCCAAACGGATGCAAAAATCAGCTGACGAGGCGTCGAAGGGTGTAGGCGATGCGCTTGGGTCTGGTCAGTTAAGGCAAAAAATCGAAAGCGTTTCGGCAATAATCACCGAACAAAAGGAAATTTACCGCGAAATGTCCAAGGAGCTCGAGGACCTTCGCCAAAAACGCGACACGATGTCCAAATCGGACATCCAGGGCCAAAAGGCAGTGCGCGCGGAAATTGAGAGAACAAAAAATGGATTAAAAGAAATAAGTCGAGACACGACAGAATTGACGGCAAAAAAACAAGGACTTACCCAGCAATTGTCAGCCACCAATCAATCGCTTGGAGGTACACGCGCCGCCCTTAACGGGTTGGCTACTTCATTCAGTGCCGTGTCGTCTGTTATTGGAATTATGGCCGAGGACAACAAAGCGTTGCGCAACACATTGATGGCCTTAAATGCGGCCTTAAATTTTAGTGCGGCGATTATGCAGGTAAAGGATTTGCAGGAACAGTTTGGCGGATTGACTAAATTTCTCACAAACCCATGGGTATTGGCGGCCATCGCAATTGCCGCAGCCGGGGCGGCGGTTTACGCGTATTCGACGCGCGTATCAGAGGCCGAGCAGATGCAGCGCGATTTGAATAAGGAATTTTTGAACGCGACCAAATCCGCCAAGCAAAACGAAATCGCGTTGATGGGGTATTTGGCCATTGTTAACGATACCACTCGAAGCGAAACAGAGCGCAAAGGGGCTTTATTGGCATTAAAGGAGGCAGGTGTTGCGGTTGATGATATTAATTTACGCACCGCCAAGGGATATAAAATACTAAATGATCGCACGCGCGATTCTATTGATTTATCAATACAAAAAGCAATTGCCGATCGAGCATCGGCCAAAATTGCTGAAATTGAAATCAAAAAAATTGAGCGATTAAACGATTTGCGAGAAAATGGGGCGTCCATCTTAAACAAATTTCGCGAAACTACTTTGCCTGGATTTAACGCGCAAGTTTACGAAACCAATCAGGCGTATGACGAAGCGGCGGCCTTAACGACACTATACAATAATGCGCTGAACAACGCTCAGTCGGCCATTGCTACATTGACGGCGCGAACTACGGCATCAAACGACGCGCAAAAAAATTACAACACCAATTTGAAGGCCGGCAAAAAAGACGCCGCCGACCTAGGAAAAGAAATCACAAAATTGGCGGCGGGGCTTGAAAAAATCGGGAAAACAAAATCGACAGGGGACAATCAATTTATCCCACTTGATCCGATGCAGGAAGCCAAAACCGAATCCCAATTGATTCTGGATGATATAACCGCATCGCAGGAAAAATTCAAAAAGAAAAAACCGCTAACAAGCGAGGACATATTTGGAGCCGACGAAATCGCACAGGACGCTCAAATCGTACGCACGGAAATAGGCACGTTGCCGCCAGCATACGAGGAAATGGCAAACAGAAACTCGGAGGCATTCAAAAAACAAGCAGCGGCACAGGCTGAGGCTACTAGGAAATCACAAGATTGGGCCGCAAAGGAGAAAGTTGCAATAGGCCAAATAAATGCAGCGTTTGCAACATTGCAGACCCAAGCGGCGGTAAGTTTTGGCCAATTTTTGGGCGATTTAGCATCAGGCGAACAAATGGCGGGGCAAGATTTTGGAAAAAATATGCTTGCAGCCATTGCGTCGTTTATGGATTCGCTCGGTAAGGCGTTGATCGCTACAGCCGTCGCGTCCGATGCGTTCCAAAAATTAATTTTAACCAATCCAGCAGGCGCAGCCGTTGCCGGTATCGCATTGATTGCGGGCGCTCAAATCGTCCGCAACAGCTTAAAGGAAGGCCCCAACGTCACCGCATTCGCCGACGGTGGTATCGTATCGGGGCCAACGCTCGGTTTGATGGGGGAATATCCAGGGGCATCAACCAACCCCGAAGTTATCGCCCCATTGGATAAATTGAAATCATTAATGAAACCAAGCGATTCAGGGTCGGGTTACATCGCATCAACCATGGTAAGCGGTCGAGATTTGGCAATTGTTTTGAATCGATATAATAAAGATAACCAACGTGGCTAGGAAATATTACGGTTCGTTTTATTCGGTGACGGGCAAACTGCACCGCGTAGAGATTTGGGACGCCCCAAGCGGTTCGAGCTCAGGCGGTACGGAATTAACGCTGTCGGGCGTTGGCTACGAAATCGAGCGAGACGGGGAAGGCGACACGTTCTACGAAAACGCCATCCGTCCATCACGATCAACATCGTATTGGGTTATTCCGTCCGACACGATTTTGGGGGAGTTCAAACAGATTGCCACCAATGCTGAGCAGTACTGGGCGGTTTTGATTTACCAGGACAACCAATTGGTACACGTCGGTAGGGCGTTGGCCGATCAGATGCAGTTTAAGCGCGAAGCCATCCAAGCGAAACCAACGATTGAACTTGCAGCGGTTGACGGCTTGGAACTACTCAGCGGATTTAACGTCGACGTGGACTGGTTCACCGACGGGAAAATAACGATTGCGCAGTTATTCCGTAGGTGTTTGGACACGCTCGGATTAAAGGATTATTGGGTTGTGGCGGGAACCAATACGGATTATTTCCGCGATGCCGTTGCAATGTATTCGAGCGATGCGAGCCGAAAAGGCATTGATTT